GATATCGAGACTGATCCCAATGAACAATCTTGACTGCTGCATAAGTCTCCTGAGATTCGTCAATATCAAAGAGAAGATATAACTGGTCCTTGTAGTCAGGATTATTGATAGGCATACCATCAATCAAATTATACTGACCAGCATCATTTGGGTCTTCCACGGGAGGAAATACCAGAACTGCAAATCTTTCATGAGCATCCTTGATATAGGTATCAAGCTCTTGGTCTCCCTTTGCCCATGCATTGATGCCACCATCTTTTAGGAAGTCATTCAGAATAAAGAATGTCCAGTAAAACTCTGGTGTTCCATAGAGTTGATTTGAGAGTTGGTCAGGTCGAACCTCATTGGGAACACGAACTTTTTTGTATGCAAAGGAGTCGTCTGCAAACGAATCGATGATGTCTACGTATCTCCAGAAATCAGTGGAGATATCAACCACTCCATCACGATTGATATCAATAGGTAGCTTTGGGAATTGCTTAAAGAATGACATTTTATCTTGTTAGAAAATTATTAAAGCGGTCGCCAAATTCAATCAGGTTATCAAACAGAGCATTACCAGTCCCAGCAGAACCAGTATTGGCAATATTCTCTCTTCCGAGATCGTTTAGTGCCTTGACTTCTTCTGTCGCCTTGTTCACCTTCTTATTTACCTCTTTACCGATACGATCAAAATTTCCTCTGGCGCCCTTATTGCGGTCTGGTGAATCTTTACGAAGTTCTTCAATATCGTCGCGTGTCAGGACTCGTATCTCCTGAAAATTCAGAGAAAAATCTGCCTCTAGAGGTTCACCATTTGTTCTCCATGAGTTCACGCTGGAGTTGTATGTGCTTGACATCCCTGTGAGATAGGTCTTATGAATCTTTGGAATATTTGGATTCTCTTTACCCTTGAATAGAAAACGAACCTCAGTTGTGGGAGGAAAATGAAGGCTATTGATAGAACCTTTCACTGGTTGCGCGTAGATTGCTGCCTGAAAGAGTGTATGGATCGCATCAATTACTTGATACTCTTGAGCAGAGGAAGCAATCAACTTAAAATTAAAGGAAAAGGTTCGCATAGAATTAGATTCAAACAAGGTATTCACCCTTGGATTCTGTACTCTCTTGGTTGCGAACTTTGCCACTCCTCCGACATCAACACCAGCAAAACTAGTTCCAGACGCAGCTTCCATTGCTTGCTCAATAATCAAATTCTTAACTCCACCAACAGAAGCCTTGTCTTTTATCTTAGTGGCAATCATTTCTCCTGCTTCTTTCAGGCTTCCAGCAGATGCAACATCAGCGATATCTCCTGCCAAAGCACCAAGGGCACCCAATTCCACTGTTCCGTAATTCCCTTGGTCATTAAATGCAATCCCTCCGGGGCACGGGAAGTAAATTGTGCTAGGTGGCTTGTCTCTTTCGAATTCAATTGTAAACGATATCATGGGACGAGATGCAGCAGTCTCACTCCTCATGGATAGTGGAAAAATAATTCTATTCCCAGCAGGATTATCGACAAAGAATCCATCACCAAGTTCTTCGATCTTCCTCGGGAAAATCGAATCCTTGAGTTCATTCAACTGAGAATTGAAATTATCCCCAACCTTTGTTGCCGTACTTCTGATGAGATTCGTGACCATATAAATTGTATTTATATGACCTATCGTGGAAAGTTCCAGCCTCGAAATCTCGCAAAGTATCGTGGTGATGCCTCTGCTATTACTTATCGTTCTCTCTGGGAACGTCAAGCCTTTCGCTGGCTGGATGATAACCCTGATGTCTTGGAATGGAACAGTGAGGAGGTAGTCATTCCTTATCGATGCAAGACAGACGGTAGACCACATCGATACTTCATGGATCTCTATATCAAGTTCAAGACTGGTCAGGTGTATCTCATTGAAATCAAACCAGAGAAACAGACTCAGCCACCTAAGCAACCCAAGAGACAGTCAAAAAAGTATCTCAAGGAGGTCATGACCTATGCCAAGAATACCTCTAAGTGGGAAGCAGCAACCAGTTACTGTGAGAATCGTGGCTGGATATTTGAAATCTGGACAGAGAAGACTCTCAAGAAACTTGGTATTCGTTTGCTGACATAAATAGAGTAGACATGGCATCTTACCTAGAGAAACTGGAAATCGAAGCATTTCGTAAGGGGATTACTCCAAGAACCAAGCAGTCCTTGGATTGGTTTCGCAAGCGCGTTCAGAACATCAAGAATGTCAACCGCAGAGAACTACTGAAGGATGATGCTCTGATTCAACGTCAGAAAACCGTGGTAGGAAAGATGTTTCTCTATAAGTATGATGCCAAGACCAAGGCAACCCTTCCATACTTTGACCAATACCCACTGATATTCATGGTAGATCGTGCTCCAAAGGGTTTCTATGGCATCAATCTACACTACTTGCCACCAAATGTTCGTGCTGTTTTCTTTGATAAGATTACTGATGTGGCAAATAATAATAAATTTGATGAGACAACAAAGCTAAGAATTTCATATGACATTCTCAAGGGTGTTACCAAGTATAAAGAATTTGCACCCTGCTTTAAACGCTATCTCACATCACAAATGAAGAGCAAACCCATCCTTGTTCCTGCAAGTGAATGGGAGGTTGTTCTCTTTTTACCATTCGACTCCTTCAGTGGAGCATCAAGAAACAAGGTCTGGTCAGACTCAAGAAAAATAATCAAAGGAAGATAATGGGACTCCTCGATAGAATCACAAATACGGTAAATCCATCAACGATTGATGACTTCAAGTCCACTGTTTCAAAACATGCTGGATTCGCCCAGAGTAATCGCTTTAATGTCATTATCACCCCACCCACACAAAGTCTTTTCAATTTGGATTTGCAAAATATTGCATCTCAAGCACTGAGTGGAAACTTCGGATTCAATGACCTGATTAATGACCCGCGTGATGTGGCATTGCTATGTGAATCCTGCTCCTTTCCCGGTAGACGATTGAATACCACTGAGTATGCATCCAATCAAGACTGGTATACTACAAATACCCCTACAGGATACAATACAGAACCTATAACATTCTCTTTTATCCTGACCAATGATTACTACATGAAGAAATTCTTTGAGCGATGGATTGCATCTATCGTTGACCAGAATACGTATCTGGTTGCTCATGATGATACATATAAGACAGATGTGATTATTCAAGCACTGGATCGTAACAATCGCCCCATCTATGGTGTAAAATTGATTGAAGCGTTTCCAACTGAGATTACTGCTGTTCAGCTAGATAATAATGCGACTGACCAGATTACAAAACTGTCAGTCACTATATCATACACTGATTTCAAACCAGAAGGTGCCATTGCAAGCCTGCTTGGTGGAATCAAAAACCAAGTTACCGGATCACTAAGAAGATTGATATAAGTTATGCCACTACCTACACTTGAGACACCGAAATATACCCTCACACTACCATCCACAAAACAGAAGATTGAATATCGCCCCTTCTTGGTGAAGGAGGAGAAAGTTTTGATGATTGCCCAGCAATCTGATGATTCAAACACAATGTTTCGTGCAATGATCGATATCGTTGATGCTTGCACATTCAATAAACTTCTGGTTGATAAGCTATCCAATGTGGACCTTGAATACATCTTTCTGAAACTCCGAGCCAAGTCTGTTGGAGAAACAGTAGAATTGAACATGATTTGTGATGAATGCAAACATGAGAATCCAATCTCTATTAATATCGATGATATCAAGGTGAAATATTCTCGCAAGAAAGTAGAACCAACGATTCAACTCACAGATGACGTTGGTGTTGTCTGCACATATCCTACAGTGAAATCTGTGATGCGAGTCAAGAAGGATGACCCTACTGAGATTATTTCTTGTGCCATTGAGTCAATCTTTGACAAAGAGAACACATACAATCTTGAGGAGGAGAGTCCAGAGGAGATTAACAAGTTCATTGAGACCCTGAACTTTCAGCAGTTGAAAAAGATTCAGGATTTTGTCGATACCGCACCAAAGATTCAACATACAGTGAAATTCCAGTGTTCAAAGTGTAATAGCGAGAATAGCAAGTTGGTTCAGGGAGCAGAAAATTTTTTCGTCTAAGCCTAGCACACGATTCTCTCTCTAATTACTATCGTGTGAATTTTGGGCTGATGCAACATCATAAATACTCGTTGAGTGACCTTGAAAATATGCTTCCTTGGGAGAGGGAAGTATACTGCGCTATGTTGATCAAACACATAGAAGAACAAGAAGAAAAGGACAAAAAAGACTATGGCACTTGACGCTACAATATCCTTACTGGAAAAGCAGAATACAATTCTGGAAAGTATTAGCACCCAACTCCAGAATCAACAGAATGCTGTAAGGGCGTCTAAATTAGCAGACAAGGAGGACGCTGATAAGAATCGTGCATTGATGGAAAGGATTGCATCGTCTCTTGGTGGTGGTAGAGGTGCTGCTCCAGCCGCTGATTCTGGTGGAGGTGAGACCAAGAAGGGTGGGCTTGGTGGATTACTGGCTGGCGCGGTTGAGGTTGTTGGTTCAATTGTAGCGATACTTGGAGCGAAAAGCCCTCTTGGTCTTGCGGTTACAAAATTCAAACAAAGCGGAGTTGCGAAAACATTTGTCAGTATCTTTGAAAAGATTAAAGGATTCTTTGGTAAGGAAGGTGGAGCCAGAAAGGTTCTAGAGAGAATCAAAAAAGCAAAGCCTGTTCTCAAGAAAGGACTCAAGTTTCTTGGAAGAATCTTTGGTAGAGTATTTGCTATCTTCACTGCGATCACTGCATTTTTTGATGCCAAGAAAGCTTTTGATGAGACGGAGGGGGGTTTCTCAGAGAAGTTGGGGGCAGCATTGAAGGAGTTTGGAGCAAGTGTTCTTGGTGCAATCTTTGGATGGATTCCAACACTTGCTGGTCATGTTCTGGAGTTCTTTGGTGCCCCTGAATGGCTTACAGACATGCTCAAAGAGTTTAATCTGAAGGAGGAAATCAAGCTTCTAGTTGATACGCTTTCGCTTATGCTGGAGGATGCCATTATGTTCTTCATGGATGGCTCCTTTACCAAGATGTTCACTGAGGATATCCCAAATTCAATTGGAGAATTCTTTGGCAAACTCAAAGATTGGTTTAATGAAAATGTCATAGCACCAATAAGGGACTTCATTGACAACAACGAGGCAATTCAAACCGCAATTGTTGGATTCAAGGTATTGTGGAATGCAATCAAGGCAGTTCCAACTTTCATTGAGAACTTCATCTTCAATATTGTAAATGCAGTGAAAGGGGTTCTTGCAAATATCGTATCATGGCTGGATGGGATAGTAATTGGAGGTAAGAGAAGTATTGCTGGCAAAGTCCTCAGTAAAGTTGGAGTGGACTTACCGGAGTTTTCTATGGGGGATATTATTCCCGAATCGATTAGGACTTTTGTCAAGGCACCTGATTTGAAGACAAAAGAGATAGACCTAATGGAAGGAGTCGATATGACAAAACTCCAGAACATTCGGGCAGCAAATGCAGCAAATACGGTATCTGGTGTAGCAACACAACCAGTGGTCATCAATCAGATTTCAAACGATAATAGAAGCACTATCTCTGCACCAACTTCAAATACAAGTATTGCTGCCCAGACTGAGGCAGCGGAGAGGCAACCGAGACAAAGACGCAGTGGTGTTGGCAGCAGATAAAAAACCCCACCCCGATTTCTCAGGGCAGGGCATTGTAATGAGAGGTTACAACTACTACGATTGCGCGAGCTTGGCGAAATAACTCAGAGTCTCGTCATCTTTATCACCAGAAGAAGATGCAGCAGGAGCATTCTCCATTGGATCAGGAGCAGACTTAGGTGCAGGAGCATAGTCCATAGGGACATCATCATTCTCATAATCACGCTCCACTTCAGCATCGCCAAGAACTTCATTCAAGCGAGCCTTGAGTTCATTGTATGACTTGTAGTTGGAAGGGTCAAGGAACTCACTCAGAGCATGAGTCTGCTTGTAGATTTCCTCAAGCTTGGCATCATCACCACCCAGAAGGGAACTGCTTTGACCAAACTCAGATTTGTCATAGTTGCGATAACCAGCAACCTGAGCAATCTTGATCTTGAAGTCAGCACCATCCCAGAGGCAGAACGGATTCAGTGGAGTCTCATCCTGATACTTGGGATTTGCAGCATCCATGATCTTGTCCTTGATCTTGGCACCATAGCGATACAAGAAAACCTTGCCTTCATTCTCAGGATTAGCAGGGTCACTCACCACATAGATGTTGGAGACGTGATTCACCTTGCGCTTCCGAGAACGAGCAAGTTCCTTGTCCTCATCCCTTCCACTGTTCCAGAGACGAGTATTCATCTCACTTACAGGGTCAGGTTGATTGTTCAGAGAAGTGCGAGACTTCTCGATATACCACTTACCAGTCGGACCTTGAAATCCATGCTGATAGTAAGTAGTGAACTGTTTGCCATCGGGGTCTGGAAGGAAACGGATGACGGCAAATCCGTTACCAGCCTTGTCAACACCGGGAGACCAAAAACGCTCATCAACGTATTTGTTCTTTTCAGTGTTTCCTTCAGAGGCAGCATTCACTAGGCTCTGGAGGGACGAGGCACGATTCTTTTTCAGTTGTTCGAATGACATATGTTTTATCTGATGTATTATCTGTTTTACTTTTGTTTTACGTATTCCTCACTCAAGGAATACAAATAGTATAGCACACTTAATTATTGAACTCAAGTGCTTGTTTAAGACCCCTCTTGACACGATTCAGGTCCACCCATGACACCAAGAACGGTTGGTAGTTCTCAATCAGGTCAAAGCGAGTGGCATGAATACCAAGAGGGTCACGAAGACGTTTCCTTAAATCCTGAGTGAAGTTGAGAATTGCATTCAGGGCAACTTGAATTTCAATTTCAATTTTCATTATCAAGGGGTCATCACCCTGAAACATCTCATCGAATTTCACTGGAAACTTCTTCACTGAACTCACTGTGTGATACGTGAAAGTATCTAGGAGAGTGTTCAGGGTGTCTAGGTGCTCCTCGTTCATATCACCTATCCAGATTGATGTTCCTTGGTAGACGAAGTTGGCAACATAATATCTGACCAAATCATCTTGCCTCTGAAACTTGCTGGCAATCTTCTCATAGAAGTATCTGTCTTTTCTTGCTTCATAGGTGCTCTGCTTGACTCTGGTCTTGAAGCCATACTTAATGGCATCATAACTCCCTGAAAAGTGTAGCTTGATTGCTTGGTATAATGAATATGCATTGAATCCGTTCACAGTGATTCTGTTGGCAATATCTTCTTACTTCTAAGAAATGCGATCAGATCATCCTCCTGTTTCCGTTCAGTCGAAGTCATCTTCGATCTGCGTTTCGCGATTTGCTTTTTCGTCAATCGCACTGCTCTTGGGTCATTTGGTCCTAGTATCATTATTCCGTAGGATTCAGTTCATTTCTCTTCAGCAACCCAAGTGACCTTTTGGGTGTATGTGATGCCACTGATAGTGATGCTAGTCACTTCTTCGGGAAGGCTCAAAAGGATTTCTGGGTTGTCGTTGGGTTTCGATTTTTCATCCCCATAGACCTGTGCATTATCAGAGACCACTGCATCCCCATAGACCTTTGCATACCCAGAGACTTCTGCATCGCCATAGACCACTGCGTTCCAAGAGACCACTGCATTATGAGAGACCACTGCGTCCTCATAGACCTTTGCATCCCCAGAGACTTCTGCATTACCATAGACCTGAGCATTATGAAAGACCACTGCATTACCAGATACCCTTGCATTGCCACAAATCTCTGCATTATCAGAGACCCATGCATACCCAGAGACCACTGCGTTCCAAGAGACCACTGCATCCCCAGAGACCACTGCGTTCCAAGAGACCACTGCATTATGAGAGACCACTGCATCCCCATAGACCTTTGCATACCCAGAGACCACTGCGTTCCCAGAGACCACTGCATCCCCAGAGACCACTGCATTTCTAAAGACCTTTGCATTCCCAGAGAGCCAGCAATTGCCTTCCTGATCCAAGTTCTTCTCGGACTCAATGAATCCACCAAGCTCACCCCTCTTGACGTTACTGAAATCCTTCAGGGCACGAATGCGCTTCAGATTCTTGTTATTCGGGTGAGTTTCGTTTGTGATTTCGTATTTTCTCATATCAGTAAAGTGTATTGACTGGAGACTCATCCTTGATGCAGTTAAGTTGGACAGACTCGGCATGAAGACGATCCCTGAGATTACCAGAGACGAGCTTGGCTAGATCTTCTGGTTCCACTTCATGGTCCTCACAGACTTGCATTAGTGCCTCCATGTAGGTGAGATTATCTCTCTTGACATGACCAACAACCTCACGAATCAGGCGAGTCTGATTGATTCCAATTTCCATTTCAATGCTGAGTTTCTTTTGAGTCTCTTCTAGGTTTCTCATATGACAGTGTTTAGTGTTACAGTGATTTACGTGATGCCACAACTCGATGAAGGATACAGTGCCCATTGATGCGACCAGTGGCAGTCTTTTTCTTGGTGGTTAACTTGCTGACAATCTTTTCAATTTGCTTTGGAGTCTTACCAGCAACTTGTGGCAGAATCTCCTTGGGTTTACGTAGTGTGATGACATAGCTTGTCTTGGAATCGAAGTTCTGTAGTGTGCATCCCTTGACACCAAACCCATCTGGTCCCTCTGCATGATAGACATTCAGTGTCTTGTAGCGAGTATTGAAGACATAGAGGTGCTGGGAACCGGGAATGGTCACAGGGTTAATGGAATTCAATTTAAATTCGTCATTCTCTGGTGCAAACTTCAGGGACTTGATTTGCTTGTCAGCAGTCTTGACACGCTTCTTTCGAGGCTTACGTGCCTTGACTGGTTTCTTCCATCCCTCAACAGACTGAAACATGGTCTGAAGGGCTTTGATGCGATGCTTCAATGCTGCTTTACCAAGATAGGAAAATCCTTCAACAAGGTCAGGGTCAGACTTATCGTAGGCTTGCCAATACTCATCGTGATACTTCTTGATCCATTCTTGAAGCGGTCGATGATACTCTTTCTCGACATTGATTTCGTTCAATGCCGCAATGATATCAAATTCACGAATCTTGCCAGTAGTCTTCACTGTCCATGAATCAATGAGTGCCTCAAGGTCAGTGATAAGAGACTGGACCTTCTCCCTTGAGCGTTGAGGGATTCTTGCCCTTGCAATCTCGATAGGAGAAAGTCCAGTCTTCTTTGGTGCTGTGGCAGCAACAGGACGAACTGTTCTCAGGAGACGGTCAATCAGCTTCCTAACCTTGCCCTGAACAGGAGCACCTTGTGTTGCCATCCGGGCAAGACTCCCAACAAGAGAACAAACCTCGTTTTGAGGATAGTTCCTAGTCAAGAGGGATGCCTTTGCTGAACCATACCGGGAATCTGATACCATGTATTCGTGAAGCGCATAAAGAAAGTCCGGTTTCTCAAGGTAGTAATTGTAGAAACCGAATGCCTTGGTAAGATACGAGTCAAGATCAGTTGTATTGGAATCCCATACTGGTTCTTCACCAGTGAATGCGGAGTCGGGCGTCTTGATTCGACCGTTGCGAAGGAATGCTTTTGTGCGTTTCATAATATCAGTAACCGGGGAGTCGAGAGGAAGTGTTTCCTGCTACCTCTACATTTTTTTTGTTGTATTTGATGTTGTTCAAATCCAAAACGAATTTTGGTTTTTCAATTTTAACTTTGGGTGGTTTGGTTCCATCAAACCACTCAAGTGACTTGTCCTTTGGATAATTGGCTTTGGTTTGTGTCCACTCCAATTTACCCTCAATCTGTTTGTCATTGATAGTGATGACCTTGCCCTTCTTCAGAAGCTTCTTGGCAGTCTTGTTAAGTGGGTAAATGTAGCGAAACATATACCCCTTGATGCGCTTGATTCCACGCCTGAGCATGAAGTCACTGGTCAACCAGAAGACTCTTTCTTTGCCAAGCTCCTTGGCATTCTCAAGGCATAGAGACTTGGTAGATCTAGGGTGAAGCTTCTCGCCATTGTCCATCATATACACATCGGTCAGATAGCGTTCACCAAAGTAGAAATTAGATGCCTGATAGACATAACCACACTTACCCATGATGCCATCAGCCATTGTGTAGAGAAAGAGGCAATCGGTTTTCTCCTTCATCCATTTCACAGTCAGAGACATCATCTGAGACTCAGAATTCTTGGGCATGTCATCATCCATGCACATCTTTCCGATTTCAAAATAATGACTTGAATCCAGACCATTAAACATTTTGTTGATGGTTGCCTTCGGTTGTGTCCCCCATCCGAGTGTGAGAACACCACGAAGCTTACCATCCAGAAAATACCCAAGGTAGTGCTTGGTAAGTTTGGGAAGAACTGGTGAGTAGTGATGCTCCTGAATGAAATCAATCGCAACTTGGCGAGACAAGATCGATTCACATTTTAAGTTCAACTTCATGCAGATAATAGTAGCAAACTACTCACCAGTTGTCAACCCTACAGATAGGTTCCCATGAGGCTCAGTTCATCCTCAATATCACTTTGAGATGGATAGAAGGTTCCTTCCAGATTCCGGTCATTAGAGACCTTCACAACATCAACACTGGACTTGCTCACTGGACTCGCAACCTTGCGACCACGCTTCTGAGCAGCAAACCCAGATTCCATTGCCTTGAGCATCTTGGGGACACTGTATTGACCACGGGAAACAGATGCATCAGGGACACGTAGTGCAGGCTTGATTTCCTTTGCCTCCATTCCTCGACTCTCTGCTTTCGCAATCAGTTCGCTTCGTTTCACGGTATCCTTACGGATGGACTTCAGTAGTTTGATCAGGTTTTTGTGTTTCATAATTAGAGTTTGAAAAATTTGTGGTTACCCAACACCTTGACGGGAGTCTTGCCCTTGCTCCAGTAAGGCTTAACACGATGAGTGTGATAGTGGTTTGCAAAACCAACAAAGGAACGGTCAAGGTTCATGATGTTCTTGGCGAGCATCTTGGCATACTTTGCTTGGGGGAGATTCAAGAGGCGCCCAAGCTTTCCCTTCTGGGGATCATTGGGATTCCAGCAGGAGAACTGCCACTTCTGAGTGCAAACCTTGTCGGCACTGATCTTGCGCTCAATCGCTCTTTGAGAGATGACACAAGCGACGGCATACATACCGGATTCACCCTCTCCACGGGCTTCAGCAAGAATGGTGATTGCCACCGTCTCTTCAGGAGTGAAGGCATGGGATTGAAAGACTGGGAAGCACATGATAAGAGTAAGAAGAAGTTTTTTCATGTTTCGCATTACAGTAAAAGAGTAATCTACTTTTGGATTCCTGTCAAGCCTCCATCGCTTCATAGCGATGAAAGATTTCACGAGCAGCAGCCCACGCTTCGTCGTAGTTTGAGAAAGTCGCGAACAGAAGCCCAGTGACAAGGTTGAAGACGAGGAACGAGTCCCCTTCTTGTTCGATCTCCGCATAGGGAGAAATTGAAGTGTTGAAGTAAGTTATCGTATGCTTAACCATGAGAACATACTAGACTATCCCATGAATCCTGTCAACCCCCTAGAGCACTTTTTTTAAACTTTTTTTACGTTATCGTTAAAGGTGTTGGTAATCAACGACTTACGAAAGAAGAAAACTCTCCCTCATGGCGAAAAGCAGCAAAAACCATGAGGGAGAGTGTGTGGGTTTAGGTCAGATCACCGTGACGGGAGTATTTCTATTAACCCACTCTTTATATCCCAACTCTTCAAGAGTCAGAACCTTACCGGAGCTAATCGCATCCTCATCGACGTTTCGCCTTTGCGGAATCATCACGATATCAAATTTGAATTGTGGGAATTCAACTTTTTGATTTTCCTTCTTCTTAAAGAAGCTCTTATTGTTATTCTTGAGACAAACATTGTCGGTTTTCTGAAGTGATTCAAGACTATCCATGAATCCCTTGAGTTCACGCATGTAATCGTCCTGAGACTTTGACTGGACTTGACTCGCAAACAACCCAACCTTGAATGTGGCATTGCCATTATCATTAAACTGTTTCTTTGCTTTGTTGATTAGCCGTGGAGCTTGCATAACACCTTGAAAGGACAGTGTTAGGTAATCTTGACTGTTCATTGCATTTGCAACATAAGCAGCAGTGGTTTTTCTGAACATACCAGAATCATCTTTGGTAACCTGATATAAGGAACCAGATTTAGACTGCCTAACAAAAGACTTCACCGTTGATGTGACAACACCGGAGTCTTTTTCCCGACCGCACATCTTATCATAAACGTAGTTTTCTGCCGCGGAGAAAAGAGCATCATCCCGTTCCTTTCTGTCCTTTTTGTTCTTGAATCTGTCTTCGATAACCTTCCACTTACCCTTGGCATGAAGAGACAACAATCTGTCAACATCTGATTGCATATCGTTTGGCTTAGTTGGTAGTTGGGGGTGGCGATCATTTGCTTCATATGCCGCTTCTTCGATCTCCTCCTCACTCAGTGCATTCCCATCTGTTCTGGTGACATATGCCACAAGCCAAGATGCATTTAGCTTCTTTGCAGCCTCCCTTCGATGCCGCCCCTCTACAATGTAGTCTTTGCCATTGACACTAGCAGCAATGATTGGTGTTGAACCAACTTCATAAACAAACCCCTTCTTCCCCGACAAGCTCGCCGTCAGCTTTTTGACTGCAATGGGTTCAACAACTCGACCACCAAGGTCTTCATTACCAAGCGAAACTTCTTCGAGTTTATTAAGGGCAGCATAGTCAAGAACATCCCATCTTTCGACTTTCAGACGTGTGCCGCGATCTGCGAGTTCAGAATTCACGGCATCTGTATAATGTTTGTTATTATGAGCAGTCTTTGCAGCGTGGATACTTTCTTTACTTATGTTTTTTGTGTTTCTCATATGTTAGTTTTGGGTTATGGCTTCACGTTTCTCGCGAGCCGTTATGTGGTTTGTCTGTCAGAAACACTTGTTTCTAACGACAGAAAAGAGTCTATCACAGTTAATTTTTGAAGTCAACACCCTCATGGTGAAGGTAAAGAAAACTCCCGCCCTTGGTAACACCAAAAACCAAGGGCGGGAGAACATGACACAACATTAACAACCAACAGACGAATTAACCAAAGAATTTGTCAAAGTGGTCTTGGTGCATATCCACTGCCTTCACTCCATCAAGGTAGTTATTGATGTGGCGACTAGTGGTCCGAGAGTAATTCGGAAATTGCTTGGTCAACTTCTGGTTGGGAGGCGAACCAACCGCCAGCAGTGAGTTTCTTCCAGAAATTAAGGGCTTCATTCTTGGTCATCTCAATGACTTCGCCCCATTCATTCTGGTATTCATCACAGGTGTATTCAGTCTTGACTGTGACAGTCCCGTTCTCATGAACATTGAAGGAGTATCCAAGCAGTTGGGCTTCATCCTGATGCTCAGTATTGGTGAGGTAGTAGTGCTTTCTCATTACGGAAATCATACTAGACCATTTCTGGATTCCCGTCAACCCCTAAAAGCACTTTTTTTGAACTTTTTTTACCCTAGAAACTACCGTTTTTAACGATAAAGTGGACGGATTTCAGGATTTCTTCAAATTTATCCAAAAAAACCATGTTTGGACCGTCCGAAGGGGCATTGTCAGGGTCAGGATGAACTTCAAAAAAGAAGTCAGTCACCCCAACTGCTGCTGCTGCCCTTGCCATTCCCGGTGCATACTCACGATTCCCTGAACTAGTGGTTCCATTGCCACCCGGTCTCTGAACACTGTGAGTTGCATCAAAGACGATTGGGCAATCGTAGTTCTGGAGCATGTATTGAATACCAGCATAATCCACCACCAGATTGTTGTATCCAAACGAGGAACCTCTTTCGGTAATCCAAACCTCCTTTGCAATCTTTGTCTTGGTCAGGATACCGCGAACATCTTGCGGTGAGAGGAATTGCCCCTTCTTGATGTTCACGATCTTCTGACTCCATGATGCCTCAACAATCAGGTCAGTCTGTCGGCAAAGGAAAGCAGGAATCTGAATTGCATCTACCACAGAACGCGCTACCATACGAGACTCTTCAATATTATGAACATCAGTGAGTATCTTGACACCAAGTTCTTTTTTGATTTCACCAAAGTCACTCAGAGTCTTATTGATACCAACTCCCCTTGGTGAATCAAGACTGGTTCTGTTTGCCTTGTCATAGCTTGCCTTGAAGAAGTAATCGCAATCAAACTTTTCGCATATGCGTTTGCACTCCTCTGCAATCTCAAGACTCATCTCCAGAGTCTCATGCTGACATGGACCGGCAATGACTCGCATCAAGATACAATTCCCTGAAGGTGCTTACGAAACTGCTGAATCTTCTCCTTGCGATCTGCCCAATAGATGTAAGGCTTCGTGGGATTCTTTTCAAGATTCGCCAAGAGTGGCAGTATTGCCTTATGGAGTTTCTCAAGTTTCTCTTTAGTCTCTTGAAGTTCATCAGCAGTCTGGGATGCGCTTTGGACTATATCCAATTCATCCTCATCCATTGCCGTGAAACCGAAATCAAAAAAGTCTTTGTCTGACATATTACGCTACCTTTTCTACTTTAATATCATCATGGTGAAGGAAGATCGACTTCCCTTTGGATTTGAATTTATGAGTTATCTTGGCAAACGTATGAACCCAACTTTTCAACATCTTCTGCCTTGGGTTCGAACCATCAATCTTACCCTTTGAATCTGATTCAACTGTCCCGTGAGTCAGAGAATCAAAACCCCAAAGGTGAAGTTCAGTGTAATTCTCTTCAGCATGTCCTAGAAGGTAGATGATTCCATCGTGCCCAGAGTTTCTTGTTCGAACCGAATCAGGAATCCATCGTAAGGTCGATTTATCAATCAATCCTTTTATCACCAAAGGTTTCACCATTGCTTCATATTTGATTCTTGCAATGAGAGGATCTTGAAGTTTGGTGTTATGATTCTGCATGTGCCTAAGAGGTCTCTTGTCATGTATGAATACACCCTTGTGCTTTATACCCTCTGTCCCAAAGTTGCAACCATACACATCACCAACAGGCTCATTCCGAAAGAACTTCTTGGAAGGACCATTACCAATCAAATGTGCGATTCTTTTTTCTGGCATAAATAAAGAAGTATTTATTATGTATATAGTGATGTCATGACTACACTAACAATACAAACGAAAGCAAAGTAATATGGAAACTGTAATTCAATTCTTGACTGAAAAGGGGTGGTTTGAATATGTCACCGCTGCCGTCACGATTGCTTCCGTTATCGCCAGTGTCACACCTACACCAAAG